CTCATCTTTAATCAAAGACGTTGCAACCATATCTAATCCCGCGTCACCCTCTTTTGCATAAGACGGTGTAACCGCTTTATTTGATAATTTTTTAAATTTAACTTTCATATACTTTAATATAATAACTAAACCTAGTATTTCAAAATCTTTTTTGCTTCAATTATTTCAATTGGAATAACTATAATTTCATTCCATAAATATGTAGAATGATCTTGATCGCTACACACATCAGTTGAACTACATATATTATCAGTCTCACCTGGATAACCTAATCTAAACATATTGGCTGCTTTCATGCCCGAATCAGTTACAATTGATTTAACATCTGATTTAAATGCACAAACTAATTTACCCTTTAACTTAACTAGAATATTTGACTCGGGTCTAAAAAATTCTTTGTATTGTTTAGTAAACGTTGAAATTGCATATTGATGATTGGATGTAATTGAATCTTCTAAATTCTTAACACCTTGTTCAGAACTCCAATGAAGCGTGGTAACTATATGGTCGGTAGTACCGTATAATTTGTTCGTAAATGAACTATCCAATAACATGAAAGGTTCTAGATCACCTCTACTATAGAAGAAAGCTACTTTTACTGTATCTATTAATCCATTAGGTAATCTATCCGCAAATTCATCTCGCATTGACCATACTCTATGGTTAGTAAAGTCTTCAATAAAATTTAATACATTAATTTGCGTTAACTGATCGAAACGTTGAGTTTCTACATATAACTGATAACTAAAGTATTTGTTGATTAGTCCGATCAGTGCCGGATTATTATCTACCTTGCCGCCTCTAGTATCAAAGCCATCTTTATCTAATGCTAAAAATTCGTTAGCAATAGATTCCCATTCTGATATAGTATGGAATGCATTGGTAGGGTGATAGTATCCGCGAACTTCGAAAGGCATAATGATTCGATAATAAATATCAGAATGCAAAAAGAAAGACCGCCCAATATGAGAACGGTCTTATCTTAATTAAATTAAAATGTCATTATTATAATTCGATATCCCGCATATGGTAATACACGTCGTTTAGATGACTTTACTATTATATCACGTGATCCAGCCCGTATTTCTTTATTATTTTCGCCTAATAGTGTATATTCTTTTCGCAAATATCCTATACATTCATACTTTTTAACTAAATTCATATTAGTATCATATAGATATGCATATCCAATCCATTTACTATTATTCGAACCAGTTGCATTTTTACTACGAAGTTCTCGCATTTCTTTTGTATTACACGCTCGAATTATACTATTTCGATGTTTATCACGAACTAATGGATTTTGCCACGCTTTTTTTACATTTTCCTTAACTTTTGCTGCATATACCGGATCTTGCCAAAGCTTTTTTGTATTTTCACTATGCATACGTCGATTTAAGTTATTATAATATTTAGATCTTTCAGATAGTAATGCTCGTGTCTTATCTTGTTCATTAGCACTTCGACCTGTAAATGTATCGCCGCCGTCACCTCCTCGCGTTAAGTTATATCCAATATTAGAATTATATGATTTATAATATGATATCCAATATTTTTCTTGCTGACACATATGAGATTCTGATTCGCAATATTCTAAAACTTCTTTAATAAAGTGTTCTTTACCATATTTTTTTATGGCTTGGGCTAATCTCTTGCCTGATCCTAAATATTTAGTATTGTTATGTTTATCTTTACCAATGTAAATTTTATCGTTAGCTAAGTTAGTAGTTTTATACACAATCATAAATGCCTTATATTAAAATAAATATAAGGCATCTGTGAAAGTTACTTAATTAATAATATTAAAACGACTCAATAGTGCATGCACCACCTGCACAAGCTGCTTGATCTTGCAATGCGGTATAATCTTCTAATTCAACTACTCTAGTTAAATCAATGCCATTTAATGTTTTCATTAATGTTTCATACTTTTCTTGAGTACAATCTTCGAATGGAGCTTGTACATATGTATGATCCGAGAAAGGAAGCACTGACAATCCATTATACTTAGTTCGATAATTCCACATCCATTCTCCTACTTCTTCCCATTCATTGGCTTTTACTGAAATTGTAGCTGAAATGTTATGAGTGTTTTGACCCGTTCTGTGGCCTGGCTTAATCCATGCATCATAAAAGAACTTAACTCTTTCTAGTAATTCAATTGCAGATTCTGTTCTTAAAATAGAGCCTGCAGGTGCTTTTTGTGGAACTGATATTACTGCAGTATCATGTGGTCTAAAATACTCATCTTGAATAAGTTCTGGATGATACATTAATAAATAAGTGTAAATAGCTTCGTTCTTACCTACTCTAATATTTCTAATGTAATAGTCATTATGCCAAGCATGAATACCTGAACTTGTTCCTAATACTAATGAACTAGTACCTGATGGTTTAATTGTAGTTGTTCTAGCTGACTTGTTGATTCCTATCATAGCTGCTACACGAGCATTTTCTTCTTTTACAATTTCAGCTGCTACTGTTAAATCATATTGTTGAACTTTACCAGAACCAATTCCTGTCATACCTACACCTATCAATGCATCCTTTTCGGTTGTTCGTTGCCAAATTGGACGAAGATAATGAAAATTAGTATAACCTGCTTGAAGTGTTCCAATAAATGAAGCTGCTTTAACACGGCCGTTCAAATCTTCTTGTGATTCAATATCAGATGCATTAATTTCACATAAGTTACAGAATTGATACGGACGTAAAGCAATTTCACAGCAAGGATTAGTTCCCCAATCTTTATCGTTATTAAAGTAAATACCAGGTTCGCCAGATCCGGAATTTTTAATTTTATCCCAAAGACTCATAAAGAATTCTTTAGTAACTCTGTTTCTTAATAAAACAGCTGAATTATTTGCTCTACCTCTTTGTGGATTCAATTCCCACCATGCATTTGATTTGCATGAGATCATTTCATCGTCGTCAGCAGAAAACAAAGCAATGAGAGCTGCTCTACGAATCCCGCCGGCAAGTACTGCATCTGCAATATGACATACAATGTCATGTACTTCAATTGTTGAAAGTTTTTCATCATCTTTTTTTGTATCTAATATTCCTTGTACTTTAACTAAGCATTCTTTTAATGGCTGAGGTCCTGGTGCTTTACCACCTGACGTTACTAGTCTAGAACCTTTTGCTCTAATATCTGAAAAGTCAAAGTCGATTGTTGACCCACCTTGAAAATAACTTTTCATAAGCATTTTAATTGAGTCGGCCCATCCTTCGATAGAATCTGCAATTAAATATCTTCTATGTTTCTGTGGATTAGGTTTTCTAATTTCAGGTAATGCATCAATATGATGTCGTTGAACTGAATAACCTACTCCCGTTCCTCCTAATAATAAGAACATTACCTCGCCAAATGATCTCCAATCATCGATAGGTAAATACGCGCAATTGTAAATTCTATTTGGAGAAATTTCAATTGGCTTACCACCGAATTGTAATGAACGCATCGATGGAAGTACTTTCTTGTTATAAACGTACATATACGCAGCTTCAATTTCATCATGAAGATGTGGATACTTTTTTTGATGCATTTCCTTGTTTCTTGTTACAAGTTCATGCCATGTCTCGCGACGGTTTGCTGTCGGTACATATTTGCCGTACTTCATATGTACGGTAATATCGCTGAGTATTGTTTGACTTATTTCCATATTTTATAAATTTATTTTCGATACTTTAAGGTGTTGAAACTAGTAAGGCATTGTTCAATACCGCACTAATTTCATTGAAATTTTTATGATTTTCCCTTAGGGACATATAAATATCATTACCCAAAACTATCTCCGTTGATTTCTTTAAACTTTGTTAATAAACTTTTTCTTAACATTTCTGAACCATCTTGCATGTCCTGTTTAGTTTCTTTGCCTTGAATAGATGATTCTTCGTAGATATCAAATCTACCCGTTGACATATTCATTTTACTTGGTAATGTAATACCATCAGGTCCAAATCGATTCTTAATAATATGCCATCTACCTGTGCCTGCCATTTTATCTGTTACTTTTCTAGATAATGACAATACAAAATCTGCAATCATAATTTTCGAATACGATTCTGAAATTTTATCAGCTTCGATAATATCCATTTCTAATGCTGACCTATTT